TTCGGCATAAGCTCTTTGTAATTTTGCTAAGAAAGCACCATCTTTTGTCCATAAGATACCATGTTTTTTAGCCTCATAGTTCATTTGAACAAATATTTCGTTATCAGTTAAATAGTCTGCAGCTTGACCTCTCCTATAAAACCCCATTCTAATTCTTTCAAGTAGTTGCTGTCCTGAGTTTCTTATAGCAGAACGACCATTAAATCCCATAGTCCTGATAAAAGATAGTCCTGTCATAAATCTAGCAGCCTTATCACTAAACGAATGCTGAGTCATCTCCTTACCTAAAGAAGATTCCACTATATGATTAATAACATCAGATGCTTGTTCAACAAACTTATTAACTGAATCTTGATCCCCTAAAGACTTTCCTTCTCTTTTATACTTGATAAACATATTTAAAGTAGCTTGAGTTGCTTCTTTTAAACTATTAGTATAGTTGTATGAAGATACTTCATGCATATATTTACTTAAGAATAAAAATGGATTCCTTGAATAATACTCTTGATTAATATCTTGTCTACTTTTAACTCTATCTAAAACACCTTGAGATCCTTCCCACAATCTAACTTGGTCTGAAAATACTTCAAAAGCTGATTTAGTTTGAGTATGATCCATAGCAAAGTCATTAAACTTTTGCAAATCTTTAACAATAGTTAATACATAATGAGGCATATAACCTAGTTCTGTATTTAATTCATATTCCTTTTTACCTTGAAGACCCCATTCATGCTTTTCTTTACCACTAATACTATACTGTCTTCCTGTAGTATTTGTTGTTTCAACTAACTCTAAGTTCATAATATACTGGTCTATTCTATCTAGATATTCAGTCAATCTTCTAGAACCACTCTCCATTCTATCTGTTTCACTAATGATTCTCTTTTCTGACCTTAAAGCATTCTTTAACACCTTAACCAAGTCTTTTCTCATTGAAAACCAAGTATCTTGAATAACTTTTAATTGAGCTTGTTCTTCTCCATTCCAAGGAACTTTTTCACCTTTTTCATTTGTCTTTCTTAAATCTTTAATAGGAGTGTTTTCCATAGCATCTCTAATGCTTAAATACAAATCCCCTGCTGCAGTTCTAGCCCCTTCAGAATTTATAGCACCTAAGAACTCTTTGATATTATCTAAGGCTTTATTTTTTTGAGCTTGAGTTTCAGCATTTTGAACATCAGCCTCTAATTCAGATAGTTTTTTAATATCAACACCTTTGGTTACCTTACCTGTTTTAGGGTCTAAATACACCATATTTTTAGCTAATTTACCTACATTGTTAGTTATATCTACAATCCTGTTATTATTAACCCTTGTATGTTCTCTATGGTATGCTTGTATCTCTGTAACATTTCTGTAAAGTTCTTTACCACCAGGTATTCTTTTTAAATTTGCCTCTAACACTTTAAATGCAGAGCCTCCCCCATCATATCCTTCGTTAATCCAATTTTCTCTATCTTGTAATTCCCATTTAAACTTTTTAAGATCAGCATTAGTCATTTCATGTAAGTCTAGATTCTTTTTTGTAGCTTCATAGTAAATATCTTTAAATAGCTTAATATCAGTATTTATACCTAGATTCTTAAGAACTCTAGAAGACTGCATTATATGTGCAGCTTTTTCTTTTCTTGCCGCTGATTCTAAGTATTCCTTTTCAGGCAGATTATCTTCTTCTATTTTTGCCTTACAATCACCTAATGCGAAATTTACACTCATAACTCTCCTTTATTTACTACAACGATTAGTTTTTCTATTTCTACGCTTTGTTTCATTTAAAGCCCTTATATATAACAATGGAGTCTCATCTTTAGGTGTTCCAAAGTTTCTCTTAGGTCTAGCAGGTATATGGTCTTTAGCATTTGAATTACTAAGGAATATATCAGTACTATTTCTATCTACAAGAACTTCAAGTCTACCAACCTGGAATGGTGTAAGCAATGTTTCTCCGTGGACAAAGTCGTTCAATATACCTAATGCTCTTTCACCTTCAGGATTTATAGTTAATTTCTCTAAACCCTTTTGATTCAACTCTATATATAAGTTTCTATTTTTTCTTTGATTATATTTTCCAAAATTATAATCTAATCTTACATCTATATGAGGATTTGATATACCTATAGATGCTAATGTTTGTCTTTGAACTATTTCAGTAGCTAAAGACTTAGCCTCTGCTTTGCTCATGTTATTAGTAAGAGAAAAGGCTTCCTGATTAATTATATCCATTAATAATCCCCAAGTAGCTTTATTCATAGGGTTTTCATATAGATATATACTATTGATATTTTTACCTTCATTAGTCTTATAGTATGCTACCTTAGACATATCATTACCAGGTCTGAAAAACTCCCATATAATAGCTTTTCTTTGTAGAGGAGTAGTTACAGTCGGAGAATTTAAAGCTTCATTTAAAAGAGCTTTTCTATTAACAGACAATTCAACTCCATCTATTTCACCTTTAGCAAATCTTTGCTTCTCCATTTTCAATAAATCACCCAATCTAGCTAACACAGGTATTACCACATCTCTGTACTCTTTAGCCCCCATAAAGTCAACAACTTTATTTGTAGGGTTAATATCTGTAGCCATACTACCAAATGCTGTAAGCTTAGACTGTAAGTTAGCTTGTTTCTCAGGGTTAACCAAAGCAAATCTTCTTGGGTTAACTATAGCAATCCAATCTGATTTTATATCTATTGAATTATAGTTACCTTTCTCTATAGTAAGCATCATATTACCTTTTGTATCCCAAAATACCATATCTGAATTAGCTCTATATGTTTTTTCTTTCTGATAACCTAATTTAAATGTTGGCTTTCCTGCTTCGTATTCATATTGACCACCAAGCCTTAACTCTATATCTGATTTAATAGATTCCATTTCTACTATTTTATTTTGAAGAGTCTTTATCTCTGTATCATCAGAATGCTTATTCATTTTTAAGAATTTCAAATCTTTATTCAATGCATCTATTCTATATGTAAGCCTTGTAGTCTCAATGAAATCAAAATCATTCTTAACATGCTTCCATAAAGCTTCTGATACTGTACTTCTATCAAAGTTTTTAATACCTTGTGACTCTAAGAATATACCAGCTTCTGCTTGATTCATTATATTTTGAACTTCAGTAAACTTTTTAACAGATCCATTTTTAGTGATAGACTTGTTATATACCTGAGTTAAGCTCCTCATAGCAATATCAAATGGATTTTGGCTAGCTCCAGCGTGAGCTACATCACCCCATCCACCGATAATATAATCAGACAAAGTCTGCATACCATTTCTAAGATTAATAGAATAGTCAGATTTATTACCTATTGAGAACTTCCAATTAGTATCATATATAAATGGATTGTCTAGCTCTTTTTGAAGAGTTTCAAAACCATTTGCTAGGTCTTTTAATTTAAGAGATTGGCTATCCCCTTGTTGATTCTCAGTTAAACCTCTGTTATATCTAAGATACTTACTAATAGGTTTGACCATTTTTTGATATATAATAGGTCTTATTTCTTTAAACTGCCCATCAATAAAAGGTATAACTCTAGGCTTTTTAGGGTCTTTATTATTAGTAGTTTGAACAACCTCAAACAATCCTTCATAATGCCTTGTACCGTTATTTCTAGCCTTATCTGTACCAAATAATATATCTTGAACAATACTCTCTATATTCATTAAATCAGTAGGCTTCTTATAATTATCAATAAATATCTTAGCCCAATTAGCTATATTATCAGCAACTAAAAAGTAATCAGCATCAGGTTTCATTCTTATTTCATAGGCTACATTATCAACGCTATACTTACCCATCACAGGATCATTGCCAAAAGCATTTTTAAAATAACTAACAATATTATGAAGCTTAACAATTCTACCTCTTACTGCAGATGCATTATTAACTATCTGAAGATGCCTTGCCATCTCACTTCCAGAATCTAATTGAAGATTAAGTTGTGCGAAAAATGTTTCAGCAAAAGAATAAGAGTCGTTTCTATTTCCATAACCTGCTTTCTTTGCAACAGTTTTATAAAAATCAGATGGAGCCGACATATACCCACTAGATTTATCATAATCATAATCTGAATCTTGAGTCTCTATAGCATCAATAAAGTTTTGCTCAGATTTATTACCTTCTTTAGCATCTACACCAGCTTTATAGCTAGTTATTTTAACATTTTTAACATTAGGTATAGTCCTAGATACAGCATCAGCACTAATCTTATTAACAACTATATCATTAACAAGGTTACGAGGCTGTCTGTTAGTTAAAATACCTGCTTTAATTAAAGGTTCTGCTTTAGCTAGATACTTAACAACATCAAGATTAGTTAATCCTTTATTACCTCCAGTATTAGCTTGCAAGTCAACCATCTCATTATAAACCTTAGTCGCTCTAGCTATTATATCATTATATGTAGTAGTATTATTATCATTAAAAACTCTACTATCAACACCATTTCCTTTAACATTTAAATCAACAATCTCTTTAGCTGACAATTCATAACCCATGCCTATTAATGAGAATTTTTTAATATGTCCATTCTTTCCTACTTCAGTTGGTATGATAGAGAAGTCACCAGTTTTACTCTCACCATTTACTTGAATAGTTAATCTAGTAACAAAGAATCCAGATTCATTAGGGTTCCTTACATCTCCACCTCTATAAGATGTGTTTCTAGAACCTAAGAATGAAAATTGTTTATTAAGATGGAAGCTATCAGGAGTATAGTCTCCTATTACTACCTGTCTTCCAACAGATCTTTCTCTTCCCTCTCCATCAATAACCTTTTCATACCTTCTTATAGCTAAATCTTTATAATTATTATTCATATGTATAGGAGGAGCCATAGGAGTGATAGAACTATTACCTACATCACCAGTAGCTATTTTACTGCCTTGAAAGAAGTATGTGAATAATTTATCAGCAACAACA